AACAAAACAGACGGTAACATGTATGGATTAAGAAAAGCAGTTCACAACTTAGTTAAAACTAAGATGCAGAGTGCTATTGCTTCAAATGATGACATTAGAAGTGAAATTAATGCATTTAACGTTATTGCTTCTCCAGGTTTCCCAGAAATGCTAGACGAAATGATTTCACTAAGCACAGACAGAAGAAATACTGCCTTTGTAATTGGTGATACACCTTTCAGACTTAAAGCAGATGCAACTAGTATTACGAACTGGGCGAGTAACGCCAATTCTGCTAGTGAAAACGGCGAAGATGGACTTGTTTCAAGTTCACCTTATGCGGCAGTTTACTATCCTAGTGCATTAGCAACAAACTTAGACGGAACTAACGTAGTTGTTCCTGCTTCACATGTTGCTTTAAGAACTATAGCATTTAACGATAACGTTTCTTTCCCTTGGTTTGCACCAGCAGGATACCAAAGAGGATTAGTAGACAATGCTTCAAGTGTTGGATATGTTGATCCTACTACAGGTGAGTATGTTAGTGTAACATTAAACGAAGGTCAAAGAGATACATTGTATCAAAATAAAGTTAACCCTATTGCTTCTTTCCCAGGAAGAGGACTAGCAGTATTTGGTCAGAAAACTCTGAACCCAACTGCAAGTGCATTGGATAGAATCAACGTTGCAAGATTACTTGTTTATATAAGAGAAAGACTTGATGACGTGGTTAAACCTTTATTGTTTGAACCAAACGATGCTATTACTAGAAGTAAAGCGAAAGCGATTGTCGATGGATTATTAGAACAACTAGTTATCCAACGTGGACTATTTGACTTTATCACAGTTTGTGATACTACAAATAACACAGCGGCAAGAATAGATAGAAACGAATTGTATATTGATATTGCTGTACAGCCTATCAAAGCAGTTGAGTTTATATATATTCCGATTAGAATCCAAAATACTTTGGGCTCTACGGCTAATAGTTAAGTTTAAATTAACATTGAGAAAGGGCTTTTTAGCCCTTTCTTTTTGACTCTTATTAAAGTACCTTTTAATTTTTTTGGTACTGATTTGATAAATAAGTAGTAACATTAAGCCAAATACAATTATTTTGGTTATATGGTTTAGGAGAAATAAAAATGGCAGAAAATATAGTAAGGACTAAAAGCAAATTTGGTGTTCCTTTTGATTCTGATTCTGGTTCAGGTATCTTAATGCCTAAACTAAAATTTAGATTTAGAGTTAAATTTACTAATAATTTCGGAGAAGGTGCTAGAGGACTAGAGTTAACGCAGAACATTGTGAACGTAACTAGACCTAAAGTTGCTTACGAAGAAGTTGTTATTGATAGTTACAACTCTAGAGTTTATGTCGCTGGTAAACATGCCTGGGAACCAATCACAGTCGTACTAAGAGATGATATCAGAGGTACGGTCACAAAACAAGTTGGTGCTCAAAATATGAAACAATTAAACCATTTTGAACAAAAGAGTCCTATTGCAGGTTCTGACTACAAATTTGATATGACAGTAGAAATACTAGATGGTCAAACAGCAGATGCAACAGAATACTGGAGTTTAGAAGGTTGTTTCTTAACACAAGCAGACTACAGTGATTCAGACTATGCAACAAATGAACCAGTACAAATTACTATGACAATCAGATATGATAATGCGATTCATGTGTCCGGCGACAGCGGTGCTGTTAATGACTTAGAAACTGGATTATTCCCAGTACAGGATCTTTCAAATCAATCAGACGCCTCATAATTATTTTACATAGTCTTGTAATCTAATAGGGTAATAGTAGATGAGTACACCTAGAAATTTAAAAGATGCGATAGCTCAAAATGCTCTTCAGGGACAATATGTCCCTGATTGGCTCTATAATGTCTATGCAGGTAAAAAAGGAATGTTTAACGGAATGGTTACTCCTTCTTTTGAGCCAAAAGGTGGCAACTCAGGAAAATTTTTTAACGATTTTAAGAACGCAGAAAGGTTTGCTCCAGCAAACACACCAGTACGTCAGAAGTTTAACGGTTATGTAAACTTTAACTTCAACCCAAACATCAATCTTGATTTTTTAAACAACGTAGAATTCCAGAATAGACTTAGTAGTATGGTTAAAACATCAACTATACCTTCTGCAGAGTTTGCCGTAGATACAAAAAATCAATACAATAGAAAACGCATAACAGTTAGTGCTGTTGACTATAAACCTGTAGCAATATCTGTTTATGATACTGTAGACAGTCTTTGGGTACTAATGTTAATGAGAATGTATTCGCATTTATTTACTAACCCTACTAATATGTATGATGTTACAGAAGGGCAAGAGTCTCAAAAGAAAAATATTAAATATGATGTTGTTCCAGAAGCAGTACCTTCAGGTGATGGCGAAGGAACATCAGGCAGTTTTAATAGACCTTTTGATAGTAATTCCGCAGGATTAAATTTACAACCGGGTGCAGAAAGAAACTTTATTACAAGTATAGACATAGTTCAATATCACGGACAAAAAGTTATTAAATATACATTATTCAATCCTATGATTACTAGTTTTGAAATAGACGGCATTGATTATTCAGACTCAGGTGCTAATATGATTAACTTAAATATTGTATATGAAAACTTTACAATAGATCCAGATGTAAATGCTTGGATTAGTGAAGATGACTTAGGAAGATTTTCAGCATCTAACAAAAGTAATTGGAGATTATTGAGGGAAGACCGTAAAAGTGAATTCCCAACTGGAGGAAATACTTTATATCCAGTAGAATTAAAAGAAAGAAAAGCAGGATTTTTAAATAATGCTGGAAGAAGAGAGCAAGTTAATTTCTTAGACTCTTTTGGTGATGGCGATACTGAACAAGTACCATCACAACAAGCATCAGCCGAATCACAACAACAAGATGAAACAGTATACGGAGCATTTATGGCTCCAGGCGGAGGAGTTATGATGATTCCTCAAGATCCAGGAGATACATAATGAGTACTTCTTTATACGAAACATTCGGTAATGAAGTTAATTACGAAGTTAGAAAAGACAAACTTGTTAAATTTTTAGAAAACAGCACAATAAACTTTCCATTACCAGAAGCAAGTGTAGAAATACTAACTGCTATGCTTGGAAAAGAACAAAATGCAGGAATGAATGCAGATGAACTTGATATGGTCTATAATAGACTTACTAGTATAGGCTTCAACGAAAAAACTGCAAACACATTAGCAGTAGCATTAATACAAATTGCAAAACAACAAGGTGTTCATCCAATTGAATACTTCGAACTTAATGAAAGTTCTATAACATTAGCAGAAAATACATATAAAGCCATAAATAAAATAAGACCTAAAGGCAATCTTATAGGTTTGACAGTTGGAAAAACTAACAAACAGAGTAAGATAGCAAACGTAATTAGACCTTAAGGAGAAATTTCATGGCGTCAAGATATTCACAGGGCCTTTTTCAACCTCAAAACCCAGATAAGTTTATTGGCGGCAAGTTACCGTTCGCTAGAAGCAGTTGGGAAACAAAATTTATGCAATTTTGCGATAGTCATCCTAATATACTAAAATGGGCAAGTGAAAATGTAAAAATACCTTATAGGAATCCTATGACAGGTAAGATTACAAATTATGTACCTGACTTTATGGTACAATACCAAGATAAAAATGGTAAAACATTAGTTGAGCTCATAGAAATTAAACCTAAAAGTCAAACAGTTATAGAAAATGCAAGAGGTAGAGGGGATAAACTTGCAACAATGGTTAATGCCGCTAAGTGGACAGCCGCTCAAGAATGGTGTAAAGCAAAAGGTATACATTTTAAGGTAATAACTGAAGAACAAATTTTTAATAAACCAAAACGTACTACAAAACCTCGAAAAAAATCTAGATAGTATGAATTATATAGTAACTCACTATCAAATTTTTTAAACATAGATATTACAATAGGTAAATAGTAGCATGACTAAGAAGTTAGAAGAAGAATTTAACCTACCACCCATCGAAGAAGTTGAAGATACAGTTCCGTTAAAGCAGAATGTAGTTGCAGAAGTTATAGATGTTGAAGATGTAGAAAAAGCATTAACAACAGCCGAAAAAATAGACAACGCATTAAGAAATGTTAAAGGTTTAGACGAACATGACACTAATATGGACGATATTGCTCAGCAGGCAGTAGATAGTTACCAACAACTTATGAATTTAGGTATGAATGTAAGCGATAGAGATGCCGGAAGTATATTTGATAGTGCGGCTAAGATGTTAAAAACAGCCTTAGATGCCAAAGACAGCAAAATTAATTCTAAATTAAAACAAATTGATATGATGATTAAGAAAGCAAGATTAGATACTAATACAGGTTCAACTGATGATAGTTCAGGCCCACAAGCGGCTTTAGATAGAAACGAACTATTAAAAATTATTAATACTAAAGAAGACTAGTTGGGTCTTACCCATTCACCGTTTTTAAATACAGCAATCTCGCCTTTATTACATAGTGTGTATTCGCCTTCTATAGGATTTTGGGGTTCTCTAACTTTAATGCACATACTTTTATTTATATAATTTGATAAATATGATAAATAAGTGTAACAGGAGTTTTAAACTATGAAAGACTTAAAAGAATTAATTAACGAATCTTTTACCAAAGAGTATGGCTATAGAATTAAGTTAGCAAGAGATTGTAGTGCAGATGACTTATCTAAATTAGAGTCTGCCCTTGCAAAGTATAACTTAGTTAGTGCTACTCCTTGGAAAAGATTACCAATACAAGAAAATCCAATAGAGTTTAAAAGACTTAAAGGGATCAGTGTTACATCAGAAGTATGTAGTACAGATGTAGTATTGAAATACCCAGTCAACGAAAGAATATTAGAAGTCTACGTTGCAGTTGCATGTGGTTGTGACCACGAAAGAGTAATTGTTATGGGTGTTGACAATCCTAAAAGGATTGAAAGTGAAATGGCAGAAGAAAGACTTGCTAACGATAAAGATAGACAAGTAGAAACGCCAGAAGCAGTACTAGATGAAGTAGACAGTTCAGCAGACCAAGACCATTATGAAGCACAACAAGATGGAATTACAGATGGACCACTATTTGGCGAAGAATACAACAGCAA